TACTTTCGACAATACAAGAAAGAGCTGAAAGAGTACGACTATATCATCAAGGGATGCGGCAGATACTTTCACTTTAATTTTAACGACTCTTTGTTTACAGAAGAAAATAAAGACAAGATGTTCTTCAAGAAGCCGCTAAATTATGAATGGCATGATTCTTGGAGATATTCGTTCATTGATCGCCGAGAACAACAAGACAATAATAAACTGCATCAGTACTGCACAGTGTTATATGCATTCGGCTCGCAGCATTTAGATAAATTTATAGATATAAACGAAGCAGTTGTACATCTACTCAAACAAAAATCAATGAGTCACTACGACATTGAAACTCTTGTATATTATTTTACTCGCCAATATCAAGACAATATTATTGAGACTGATTGGCGAGTTTGTGGATGGGATGGAACTTCAGCGAAGTTCATGTTTTATTGAGGTAAGTCATGAAAACTACTTTAATCATTGTTGACGATTTTTATCAAAACCCCGATGCTGTTCGAGAATATGCTCTTGCACAATCTTTTGAGGTGAAGGGGAACTATCCTGGTGTTCGAACGCAACCATGGTTGCCAGAAGATCTGAAGAATTCTATTCAAAATGTCATTCAGCATGCTGGCGGTAAAGTAACAGATTGGTTTGAAAGCTCTGGTTATACTGGCGCATTTCAATTATGTACTAGCGCGGACCGCACTTGGATTCACGCCGATAGTTTTAACACTTGGGCAGCAGTGTGCTATCTGACTCCCGATGCCCCATTGTCTGCTGGGACTGCATTGTACAGATACAAATCTACAAAAGAAGTTTGTAGAGCAAATGAATCTGCTCCATATTTGGACGGATACGATTATACAAAATGGGAACAGACCGACTATGTTTCGAACAAGTATAATCGAATTGTATTCTATCGTGGCAATCTGTATCATGCTTCTGTAGATTACTTTGGCAATAGCATGGAAAGCGGTCGTTTGTTCCAGACATTCTTCTTCAATACGGAATATTGATGAAAGTTCTTCATGTTGTCTTTTCGACCAATCGGTTGAAGTATCTGACAAAGACGATCGAATCTTGGAATCTATTGGAATACGGGAACCACGAAGTCACAAGATTAATCGTCGATGACTATCCACGCACTCGCAATAACTATATCTTCGACTTGCTTTGTAAAACTCACGGAATGCTTTACTGGTTAAATAAAGAAAACAAGGGATTGTCAGTCACATGGTCGGACTTTTGGGATTGGCTGAAAACTCAAGACTACGACTATATTTTACATCAAGAGGACGACGTCGTTCTTCAGCAGCCAATCAAACTCAACGATCTAATCGAATGTTTGGAGTCCGATGAGAAAATGGCTTCGGTTGTTCTACAACGCCAGCCATGGTACTTCCACGAAACACCTTCGACTCTTGAACCTGAAGATATATCGTTTAAACAGTACCACTATTCTAAAAACGCAAAGACGTTTCCAATTATCTTCAGTCTCTATCGTCGAAGCATGGTTGAATATCCACTACGAGAGCACTGGGGATTTAATCTAAATGAAGGGATGATCATGGTGTATGTTGATTGGTTCCATCAAATGTACTCTGCAACTTTGAAAGGACCAAACGGTGAGCATCTAATTGAGCATATCGGAGAAGAGTCGACAGGAAAGCGAATTCTACCGAATGAACCCCGATATGAATACTTTGCGCACATGGATGCCGATAAAACCTATACTTCTCGAGAGGGGATATTGGTCGAATAATACTAAATATACAATAATAAGCAGAGGTTCCAATGGCTCAACCTTCTTCTCGCACCGAACTTAAAGACTATTGTCTTCGAAAATTAGGCTTCCCAGTAGTTGACATTAATGTCGACGACGATCAATTAGAAGATCGTATTGATGATTCATTACAATATTTTCAACAATTTCATTTTGGTGGCACTGAGCGCATTTGGTTGGCTCACCAGTTAACTGCTGGCGATATTGCCAACAAGTATATTACACTGTGCGATAATATCATCGGCGTGTCGAAAGTATTTCCATATACTGGTGCATCACAATCTTCAACTTCATCAGCTGGTTTCAATATTTTCGATATTAACTACCAGTTGCGCTTGAATGATTTTTACAATTTAACGTCGTCCTCATATACTTACTATGTAATCGCACGCGAGCATTTGTCAATGCTTGATATGATTATCACAGGCGAGTATCCATATACATTTAATAAAAATACTCATAAACTTGCCCTTCAAATTGAAATGGCGAAGAGATTTAATCCTGGAAATTATATGGTGTTTGAGTGCATTCGAATTGTAGATTCAGATATCTATAGTGCAGTATTCAATGAAATTTGGGTCAAGGAATATACGGCTCAACTATTCAAACGTCAGTGGGGCGAAAACCTTAAGAAATACGGCAACTATGTGCTCCCAGGTGGATTGGTCATTCAGGGCGATAAAATTTGGCTAGAGGCTCAAACAGAAATCGAAAAGTTGGAAGATAAACTCCGCGATACTTACGAAGAACCAATTCCATTCTTGGTAGGTTAAAATGGCAACTAGTGTTTATTTTAATAATCAGAATGCAAAAACTGAACAATTTTTGCTTGAGGATTTAATTATTGAGTCTATTAAAAATCATGGAATTGACATATATTATATTCCAAGAGATTCTCAGTCTTCTACTGATGAGTTGTTTGGTGATGATCCAGTAAAATATTTCTCTCATGCAATAAAACTAGAAATGTATTTGGAAACATTTCAAGATTATGAAGGCAATAAAGAATTCTTCAGTAAATTTGGATTAGAAGTTCAAGAAACTGCTCGTGTAGTAGTTGCAAGAAGAACATTTGAAAAATATGTGACTTCTGTAATGGGTGATACACATCACGTTCCTAAAGAAGGTGATTTGATTTATTTACCTGTTCAATTTAAATTAATGGAAATTAAATTTGTTGAAGAAGAAAAAAACTTTTTCCAATTAGGTAGAGATTCTAAAAGTCCTTATATGTATGGACTCACTATTGAGGCATTTAAATATAATGGTGAGTTATTGAGCACTGGTGTAGATGAAATTGATCGCATTGCTGATGTTCAAGCCTTTGCAATGGAATTAGATTTAACTGCTGGCGGAACTGGAACATATACTCAATTTGAAAACGTCTATCAAGGTGCATCTTTTGCAGCTGCTACGGCTAAAGGCGTTGTAGCAGGGTGGGATAAACCAAATCGTAAATTATTAATCCGTAATTTTTACGGAGCATTCACTAGCAATACAAATATTGTTGGTGTGAGTAGTGGAGCTGTTTGGTCATTGGCAGCTGCACCTGATACAATGAATAATGCTAACGCAGAAGATATTGAAGATAATTCACGTATTGAGACTGAAGCAGATAATATTATCGACTTCAGCGAAGTTAATCCATTCGGTGAGCCATAATGTTTGGTCAGCAACATTTTTATCATCGCATTGTTCGCAAAATGGTTGTGTCATTTGGCACACTGTTCAATGATATCACGCTAAAAAGATATAATAAAGCAGGTACACAAGAAATTGAGCGCATTAATGTTCCATTAATGTACTCACAAAAAGAAAAATTCTATCAACGCATCACACAAGATCCTGAGTTGACCAAAGAAACTTCAATTACTCTTCCAAGAATGGGGTTTGAGTTGACTGCAATTACTTACGACCCAACTCGTAAGCGTAGTTTATTTGTAGATAGTTTTTCTGCAGGTGGTGTAAACAATGTTAAATCTATTCGTACGACGCCATTTAATTTTGATTTTACGTTGAGCATATATGTTCGCAATGTGGAAGATGGAACACAAATTGTAGAGCAAATTCTTCCATACTTTAATCCAGACTATACGATGAAGATTGATTTTATCGGACTTGCAGATCAAAAAACAGATATTCCATTTATTTTACAATCTGTGCAACAAGACGTCGAAGATGTTGGTGGTGCAGATCCAACTCGTATTATTATTTGGACATTAACATTTACTGCAAAAGGTTATATGTTTGGTCCTATTATAGACCGCGACGTTATTCGTAAGGTTACTGCAAATACCTTCAATAGTACGTTCGACTTGCAAAATTTCCGCACTATCACTGTTGCAAATACTGGTGGTCAAGGTACTTATACTGTGGGTGAGTTGGTGTATGAGGGTCGCACATTAACTTCTGCAAATGTCACTGCGAAGGTTAAGTCCTGGCGTCCAGATACAAATATATTGATCATCACAGATGTCTCTGGTGTCCTCAAGTCGGGGAGATATATCACTGGTGTTGATTCAAACGCTACATATAATATTGCATCATTTGCTACAAATGATTTCCAATTAACAAATCTAACAGTAACCCCAAACCCAAATACTGCGAATGCAAATACTGCGTTTGGCTATGATACACAAATTGAAGAGTTTCCAGATATAACATAATTTATGAGTGAAGTAGATAAAAATCTCGCAGACATTCTTAACACTGATTATGTGCCTGTTGTCAAAGAAGATGACAAGCCTATAACTATTCATCAGTCGCAAGAAGAAAATCCAGATGCTCATTATTCTCGTGCTAATTATTATAATCTTATTGAAAAAGGAAACGAAGCCCTAGATGGCATCCTAGAAGTTGCACGAGAATCACAGCACCCAAGAGCATACGAAGTCGCTGCAAACATGATCAAAAATCTCTCTGATGTAACGGAGAAATTAATGATCCTTCAGAAACAACAAAAAGAATTGAACCCACAAACGGCTGAAGCAAAGACAACCAATATCAATGTAGATAAGGCAGTGTTCGTTGGTAGCACTACTGATCTTTTGAAGCAAATAAAGAATGAATCTGCCAAATAAAATCAAGAACTATCTTGGCAATCCACGCCTCAAGCGCGTCAATATGTCGATGCAACTCACGGAAGATCAAGTCCGTGAGTATGTCAAGTGCGCAGTTTATTTTATTGAGAACTATGTCAAGGTCGTCATGCTTGATAAAGGTTTCGTACAAATCAACCTTTATCCATTTCAAAAAGATGCTATTGATAAGTTCAATAAAAATCGCCGCATCATTGTAAAGGCTGGTCGTCAGGTCGGTAAGACCACGATGGTTGTTGGTTACATTCTTTGGTATGTGCTGTTCAATACAGACAAATCGGTTGCGATTCTTGCAAACAAAGCAGCCACTGCTCGTGAAATTCTTTCGCGTATCAAACTTGCGTATGAAGCACTACCAATGTGGATTCAGCAGGGTGTAAAAACCTGGAACAAGGGTGACATTGAATTAGAAAACGGTTGCCGTATTCTCGCAAACTCAACCGCATCAAGCGCGATTCGTGGTTTCTCCATCTCGCTTCTATACCTTGACGAATTTGCATTCGTTCCGACAAATATCGCTGACGAATTCTTCACTTCGGTTTATCCAACTATTTCTTC